CTCTGATTCGTAATCTCTCAGGCCCCAGTAGGGAGGAGATGTCACCACGCAATTCACGTAGTCCGAACAGCCTCCACTCAGGACACGTAGTGCATTTCCACAAACGATACGACTGCCCATCTTGTCACCCGCAGTTGTCACAGATTCCACAAGAGCCTTCGAACGTATCATCTCCGAAGTAGCCGCAGATGTATGCGGCCCGGCATTCCTTCGAGCGATAGAAGTTGACAACCTCATTCAGCTTGTCTATGCGCTCCTGCCTGAGCACGTCCACATCCGAAGAATCAAACTCGCCATCTTTGGCGACTTCGTACCGGCCACGCCCAAGCGTCTTGACAAGGCCCTTCTTTTTCAGAAAGGCAATACAGCCGCCCACGTTCACACATCCTGACTCAGCGGCCATGACCTTCTGGGTCATCTTCAGCTCGACAGTCTTTTCGTCATCTTTGGCGACTTTCCGAGCGGCCTGTTTTATCCAGCTCCAGAAAATCTCAATGTCTTTGCCGCTCGGGTTGGTCAGGTCAATGAGAAACATCTGCGTCCTGTAGTCATCCCTGTAATCATAGAATGTGATACAGAGCGAGTCCTCGCCGTCACGTCCGGCCCGGCCAATCTCCTGATACCAGTCCTCGATACTCTGCGAAAGGCCAGAGTGGATGACAAAACGAACGTCTGCTTTGTCAATACCCATGCCGAAAGCACAGGTTGCCACGATGACGCCGCCGTCCCCGGCCCAGTTGTTCTGAATATCCGAGCGCTCGGTTGTTTTCAGGCCTGCATGATAGAACGTCGCATCAATGCCTCTCTCTTTCAGAAACTGGCATATTGACTCAGACTCTTTCTTGGTGGCCGTGTAGATGATACCAGTGTTGCCGCCAAGGTCACGGTGCTCCTTGGCGATGAGTGCTATCTGCTCCAGCCTCTCAATGCCCGTGGCCTCCATTGCGGCCAACGTGAGATTCTTGCGATAGACACCCCGGACGAACTTCTTGGCGTCGGGGATGCCGAGTATCTGGCAGATGTCATCCCTCACCTTCTGGGTAGCTGTTGCAGTAAGTGCAACAACTTGTCTTGGATTGAATCTCTCGATGACTCCTCCAAGCTGGGCGTACGACGGCCTGAAGTCGTGGCCCCACCTACTGATGCAGTGGGCTTCGTCAACAGCGAAGATGTCAATGTCAAGCTTCTCGATGGTTCGGTTGAACTGTGGATTTCCAAACCGCTCCGGCGAAACGTAAAGCGCCGTCACGCCCCCACTTGAGACCTCGGCAAGAGCCAGCTTGGTCTCCTGCTCCGAGAGCGTCGAGTTGATGAGTATGGCATTGACCCCCAGTTTCTGAAGGGCATCCACTTGGTCTTTCATGAGAGCAATCAGGGGACTGACTACCACGGTCAGCTTGTCAGACATGAGCGACGGCAACTGGTAGGCCAGACTTTTGCCGTGCCCGGTGGGGAACACCGCCAGAACCCCCTCAGAATCGTCCAGAACAGCCTGTATGACCTCCTCCTGCCCCGGCCTGAACTCTTTATGCCCAAACACCGCCAGAGCCTCGTAGAGGCCCATTTTGGGCGTTGGTGACTCTTCGGGCATTTCCTGCGAAATAGGTTGTTCGACGTGCTTTTTCTCTCGTATCTTCCTGAGCTGTTCAAGTGCGCTTGGCATAAGGATAATCCTCCCTTTTCCACATTATACACTTGAGCGGCCCCACCAAGACAAAAAAAGCCCCCGGAGTTACCTCCGAGGGCTTTTAGTATTCTCTCAACCAGTGCGATTAGACACGGGTGATTTCGAGAACCTGAAGAGCGAAGGGGTTGTACGCCCCAATGCCCAACTGCTCGAAAATCGAGAATCCGATGAGACGGTTCTTCGGGTCATCCGCAGACAACACCGTGAGTTCCGTACGCACCGGGATGCGACCGAAGAATTCGGCCTCACCACAGCAGTACACTGTACCTTCCGGCACAATGCGGCTCACGACAAGCTTGGCACCCCAGAGGGTAGCCATGAGGCCGGTCTTGAGCAGAACTGCCTGCGTCTCGATGTCCAGCGTGTCCCTGTCCCACTTACGCAGGTCAGCGTAGTCCTTGGCGTTCAAGAAGACGATGCTGACACGAATGTCAGTACGCTCGATGTTCGCAAAGGCGTCGGCCAGCGCATTGGCTGTCAGGTTACCGGTCACCGGAATCGCCGGGTTCGGGTTTGTCGGGTCGGCGGCCAGAGCGTCCATAACTGCGAACACCTTGCGGTCTTCCTCAGCCTGAATCTCGCTCTTCGCCAAGTCCACCGAACGCTCAATCAGGTCGAAACGACGCTGTTTGATTTCGGTGAGCTGAATCTCCGGGTTCGAGGCAATCTCGAACAGAGGAAACAGCACCCTTTTCGGCTTCGCCACTGCGACAATGTTCTCGCCCTCTTCGCCGACCACGTAGGCGGTGATATTGGGGTCTTTGTCGTAGATGGGAAGTGCGCCATCCGGCAGTGCTTCTACGTAGAAAGCCTTGCGGCCAACCGACGTGTAGTCACGCCTGCGACGGAGCGGTTGAATCATTGATGCCGCAAGACGCTGGCGGCCAGCCGCCGTGCGAATGTGCTGACCAATAATTTCCTGCTTGGTCTGGTTATCAATAGCCATTCCTTAACCCTCCTTCAGGGTGTTATGCCTTACAGCAGTCGGCACCTCCGCCGCCCTGCCTTGGGGCGTTCAGTTTTGGTCGGCCCCAGCCGAAGCCGGGGCCACACCGTTAGATGCGTTCGTCAAGTCCGAGCGTCGGGCTTGCGGTGCTCGGTGCCTTTGTCAGCACACCGATAATCGTGCCTTCAGTCGAAACTTCGTTGGTCAGAAGACCCTGCGCCGAGCAGTAAAGCAGGTCGCCGACTGTGTAGACAAGGTCGGCAGTTGCGGCGGCGTTCTGTGTCTCGTAAACGTCCACCTCGACCGAAGCCTGTGCCTTCATGACGGCAATCTTGCCGCTTGCCACTGCCGGGCTGTTCTCGAATGCCGCACCAGCCGCATCGTTAACGAACAGACCCACCGGACGAAGTTCGTCCGTGCAGGGAACAACCGTGTAGTCCAAGCCACCGGAAATACCAGCAACCGAACCGCCCAGAACACCTCTCGGTGTGTTCACGCTCAACGTCGTGTTCGTGTTCACGCCGTAGTTCTGCTTTGTGTAGCAGTCATCCGACAGAACCGGAATCGAGTTAAGCTGTCCTCGAATCAGAATGGTAAGTGCCATTGCGATTCCTCCTTCTACCTTTTTGGTTTACCGGCTTAAGCGAAAACGTCCTTCACATCGGGAGCCGAACCCCAGATGGAGGAGATGTCAGCCTGCTCAGCGCCCTGAGACGCCACCTTCGGCTGTCCACCCAGTTTCTTAATACCGGCCTTCTCGGAACCCTCAGTCACCTGAGTTTCCTCCTCAGTTGCTTTGACGGCCATAGGGTCTTCAAACAACTGAGCCAGCCGTGCATCCGCCTCAACGTCAGGCTCAAGGTCGCCAGTCGAGCTTGTCAGCTCGATGTCCAGCTCATTCGGGCCTTTCGCTTCCTCGGAAGCTTCTTTCTTCTCTTCGTCTTCTTTCTTCTCTTCGTCTTCGGCAGTCTTGGACTCTTCGGAGGCTTCCTTCTTCTCTTCCTCTTCCTCCTTCTTTTCGTCCTCAGCCTTGACTTCCTTCGATTCTTCAGACTTGTCAGAAGCCTCTACGGCCTCCTCATCGTCATCATCGTCATCGTCATCGCCGTTGTCATCCTCGGCGGTCTTGGATTCGTCAGAGGCTTCCTTCTTCTCTTCGTCCTCATCCTCTTTCTTGTCCTCAGCCGTCTTGGATTCGTCAGACGCTTCTTTCTTCTCTTCGTCTTCCTTCTTCTCTTCGTCCTCGGCCTTCACTTCCTTGCCCTCTTCTTCGGAAGCGGTCTCTTCCTTGGCCTCGGGTTCTTTCTCTGACGATTCCTTCTTGGCTTCCTCTTCCTTCTTTTCCTGAATGGATTCGGCGGCCTTCTCTTCGTCATCGTTCGCCGCTTCGTAGAGTCCCTGAGTTTCCCCAAAGCGCTCCAACGAACGGTCGAGCGACTCCTGAGTCATGCTCATGAAATCACGAGCTTGGTCTTCGATAACCTCATCGCCGACCTTTTCGCCCAGAAGCAGTACCGCAAGACGAACAGCCTTGTTGGCGGCAACACGGATGCTGGCCACCGTCAGGGTGCTCTGCTTGGGAATGCCGAAGCCGATTTCGTCACGAGGGTTGTCCTTCCACTCATGCCTCATGTCCGGCAGAGGGTGGTTGACAACTTCTTCCCAGTTGTCGTACTGGTCACGTTTCTTGAACTGCCTGTCAGGCTGATTGACCGTACCCGGATAAGGAATGCTATCCTCGACAGCCCTGCGCCTGCGCATACGCTGAGTAAGTCTTACTCTCTTTGACATTACTGCGCCCTCCTGTTGATGCGGGCGTCTATAGCGTCGGCGATGCGGTCAATGCGTTCCGCCAGCTCGATGCGCCCTTCTTTTTCCAGATAGCTCGCAACCTTATCCAAGCGGGCCGATGCCCTCTGGAGGTGCGAAACGTACTCTTCAGAGGCTTTGTAGGCGGTCGGGGCGGCGTCCAAGATGCTGTCATCTGTCGCCAACTCCTCGCCGTGCCTCTCTCCCTGAACATCCGAAAGGTAATCCTGTGTGATTCTGTCTTCGACACCGGGGCTGGTCTCAGAAGCGGCAAAATCGCCACAGTAGACTTCCTCTTCCTCCATGATGTCTTCTTCCATCATGGGTTCGTCCATCATAAGCTCCTCGCCCATGTTGATGCCATCGTTGAGACCGGCGTCATCATCCATGTAGGAAATGCCAAACTCATCAATGCCTTCATCAACGGCGGGTTCCACGATGTCACCGACTTCATCAACGACTGTCGCTTCGTCTACGAGGGGTGCGGCTTCGAGGTCATCCATTCCCAGCTCCATGATGTCCTCTTCCATCCCCATATCGTCAATGCCCATATCGTCCATATAGGACACGGCATTGAGACGGCGCTCCAGTTCGTCAATTTCCGCCGCAAGTGTCTGGCGAGGTGAACGCTTGGCCACAGGCTGACGCCTCGAACCCAGCTTCCTCTCCAGCATTGCGACCCTCTTTTCGAGTGCCATTCTGCTCATTAAGTAACCTCCAATTACGTTTGAAACCCGGACTCAAATACACCACTAGACTTCACCCTATAGGATGAATATCAAAAAATTATTACACTTTCTCCGCCCCGAGCGGAAAAAGCGTAAACTTTTTTTTGATGAATGAGTCCTATTCAGTTATCAGCGCTTCAGCAAGACTCAAAAGCTTTCCTGCGATGCGCTGTTTCTCCGACGCAGAAACCGGCCAATTTTTCTCGGCTTTGTTCCGGTCGCCTTCATCCGTCACGCCACCGCCTCTAATTCTGCGGCGTCTGTGTGTTAACCTTACTCTTTTCATCAATACCCTCTCACTATCCTATCTGCTATCGCCTCACGCTTCCGGCGAAACAGCTCAGCACGGGCCACTCTCAGGACTATCATGCCTGTCCTGTCAGCAACCCTCATCCTGAACAAATCTTCCATTGTCTCTTCAAGCCTCGGTGTTGAAAACTCAATAATTTTCGCCACTTCCGGCACGTCACTGAGATAGTGGTTCAAAACTGCGCCGTAAAACGCCGGTTTATCCACCCACGAAGCTTCAATAAATCTCACCGATTTTTCATCACCGACACGCTTGCCGTCTGCATCAACGGTACGGCCACACAACTCGGCAACAATTCGCTCGACCCCGTCCTCATCAACGAAGGTCTGGAGGAGCTGGCCCTCGATGTGTGGGCAGTTCGGGTCACTGTCACCCAGTATCGTCCCACAGCGAGAACACTGGACATAATCAGCCAGACAGCCCATGCTCATGGTGTTCAGCTCGCCAGCGGCAATCTTCTTTATAAGGCCGTCGTGCTTGCGGTCGGTGGCAACGAGAATATCACAGTAATAAACGTCAGCCTCCTTGCCGTCCTTGGCCACGTAGCGCACGGGCCTCAGCACGGCATCCAGAATCTTGCCCTTGGAAAGTTCCGGCACCTGAATATGCTCAAGGTAATTTTCGGCACCCACGAAGGAACGGAAGGTCGCCATCAGAACTTCATTCGTCCAGCCGTTACCGTTGTTGTTGATAAGCTCTGAGCAGGCTGGCTTGACATAGTAGCCGTTATCTTCCGTGGCCACGCTGGCTACAATGGTGCAGTGGGTGAAAAGGTGACTGTCCTGCGTGAAGCTCTTCCAGTCAACGTCAATACTCCGGGCAACACGCACACGATTGTCACCATGGGCAAGCGCTCCCCACTCCTTGCGAGGATTCATCAAGATGCTGGCTACAGGGAGGTCGAGATTGACCGACCGTGCGCCAGCCGCAATCAAACACGAATCACTTGTACAGCGTCTGTCCATCGTCACCCTCCTTCGTACACAGCATCCTCATACTGGTCTACGAGCAAATCAACCGAGCTTTTCGCCAAATAAAATTGCTCAAGCGCATTCTTCAAATCATCATCCTTGGCATAGCGAGCACCCTTACTCAGATTGCGAGTGGCATTTCGAATCCGCTGGTCAGTTCCCCGAAGACCCCCAAGAGCAGTCAGCTCTCTGGCTACCGACATCAGCTCTCTGGCTATACGCTGATTGTTCATGCTTCTTTCTTCCAGATTGATTTCTTGTTCCGGTAAACCTGCTCAACCATCTCTTCATAGTTGCTCGGCGACAACTTGTACGTCCTCTTGTCCCAGTCGCCCCTCAAAAGAAGACTGCGCCCCTTCGTCCCAACAACCCAGAAAACCATGTTCTGCCCCCTTATCCTCAACACGTCATCTTCCTTGAGGTCTTTCATGGGTATCGGCTCTTGGATGTCCTCGCTCATCAATTCGAAGTACTTGGGATTCCAGCGGCGAATCGTTTTCTCCTTCTCATCCTGACTCGTGGCCCTGCCGCCGCCCAACTGGGCAAACTTCTTCTCCCACTCCGGGTTCTCGAAAAATGGAATGGCCCAGTCGGCATCCTCTTCGTACCAGAACCTGCCGCCGGACTTCATCGCCATCTTTCTGGCCTGCGGCGTGAGCTTCTTGGAGGCCACACTTCTGGCAACCCCAAGACCGCCGTGCCCGGCAGTCGAATACCACACGACGCCCTTTGTAATCGGATAGCCAACCTGCGCTGGCCCCCACGGGGTACGAGGCCCCTTGTCCTCATCGTAATAGACCCCACCTGCGGCAACAATAGCCTTTGCCAGTCTGAGAAGTCTTTTAGCTATGCGTTGGTTATCCATCAGTCTGATGTCTCTTCCACGAATACGGCAACTCCGGCCCTGTCCGCAAAATTGCGAGCACGGGTAGCCTCCTCAATTAGAACCGACAGAAGATGCTTGGCGTCCGAAAGTCCCACGCCCATCTCGCTCAAACGCCCCTTTTCCCCAGCAACAGACGCACGAACTACGGCCAAGGTCAGGTCTTTTTGAATCTGACTGATGGCTTTCATGGGACGCTGAAGGCTCCGCATCTCACTGTCAATTGCACGAATGCCTGTTCCTTTCGCCGTCAGCTCTCTGGCCACGGCCACAAGTTCTCTTGCTATGCGCTGGTTGTCCATCATGACGCCTTTTTCATCTCCTTGACCATCTCATCCAAGAGCTTCTTCATGTCCTCGGCGTTCTCCAAAAGCCCCGGCATAAATGTCTCCCTAGCTTCCAGAATTGCCCTGTCTTTTCCAGCCGACCTCTCCACTGCGTCCAGCCTGCCTTCTGCAAACTTGAAATTGTCCTCCAGTATGCCAGTCCAGTAGAGCAATCTCTTGAGAATGGCCTTGTGAGAGTTTATCATTCGATAGGCCTTGGTGTCCTCATCAACCGCCACAAGCTCTCTGGCAACCTTGCCCTCAAAGTCCTTGGTGTCCTTCGAGGCCATGGTGTTGAGAAGCTCCTGCGTGCTACCGGGTTCGGGCACACGCTCCTCTTGCGCCAGAACAGACCGGGCCATAGCCAGTAGTCTCTTGGCTACTCGTTCTCTTGAGTTCATGCAACACCTCCCTTGCGATGGTAAACCGGAGGCCTGCAAAAGCAGGCCGCCGAATTATTCACACCACTTAGGCAGAAGTGTTGTACGAGTTCTCGTTGTAGGCCGAGATGTTCTCAGACTCAGTGCCGGGCTTACCAACGCCTTCGTGCTGAAGGTGGTCGGTTTCCAGCGTCGGCTGTTTCTTGCCGCCCTGATTCTGGAAGTTCGTTGTCTTCACCGGCGTAGCAACCTTGTTGTCGCCGAAGAAGGCAATCTGTTCGTCCTCACGGACACGGCCAGCTATCACCTCTTGGTACGCTTTGCTGTACGTTCCTGCCATTTTCTCTTCCTCCTTTTTACAGTATCCCTGCTTCTTCCAATGCGTCCTCCAATTCGGACGCAAAACTGTGATTATTTATATCTCTCAAGTCTTCCATAAGAGTTTTCCAAATCCTCTCGTTGGAGGATGTCGGAATCTTCGTCAGTGGTGCCCACTCCTTAAGCTCAGACAACGACTCACGCTGTCCGTATGCCTTCTGAAGAGCCTTGTTGGCATCAATTCCAGCCTTCTTGGCCAGTGCAAACACCGCCAGAAAAACACAACCCTCACTGCTATCCCCTGTCATGTGCCCACCGCCCGGAAGCGTAACGATGAAAGTCTTGTACTCCATCACATACTTCCAGCCGTCACCGGGCTTCCATGGAGAGACCTTGCCGCCATGACTGCGGACGTACTTGATGTTCCCACGAACGCCCATCTTCTCCCACTCATCCAAGGGCACTTCATTCTGATAAGCCGTGAGCATCTTGGCCACAGCCAAAAGTTCGTGAGCGATTCTATTCATGTCTACTCCGAAAGTTCGGGGTGCCTGTCTCTCACCCAGTCACCGTATGTCGAAAATCCCTTGATGGGTTCGTCTATCTCACCCACCGGGTCAGGGTAAGCCGCCCTGATTTTTTCATTCTTCCAGTAAAAGTTCCACTGGGCCTCCGTCAACTGCTCCTGCTTCGCAGTGTAACGCTTCTTGGAAATCCTGTGCGACTTCAAGTGGGCCGCCGTGACGCTTCTCTTGTACTTCTTTCCGCAAACAACACATCTCTCAGCCATTGTGAAACTCCTTTATTTTAATCTCTTTTTTAATTCTTTCTTTACTGCCTTGGCCACATCACCTCGCCAGCCACTCGCATTGGAGAGGAAGTAGGCCACGATAGAACTCCCCGTGTCCATGTAATACATATCTTTCACGCTGGACAGCGAGAACATCGCCTCCAGATAGGGCTTTGCCGCAAAATTAACACGTGCCCAGTCAGCGCTTATCAGCGACGCTATCTCCGAAAGAGTCATCCTCGAAAGGTTGTCCGGCACCTCAATGGCCGCATTCCTGCCCCTGCGAGTGGAAGCTTCCTTCTCCACCGGTTCAATCTCGACCTCGATGGTTCCGTCAGGCTCAAGCTCAACCTCGACCTTTCTCTCCGTGACAGTCTTGCTGGACGGAATCTTGAAGCCGCAACCGGGGCAATTATAGAGCTTGTCATTCCGGGTAAACCTCTGCTTCTCCATTTCCTTCCTGCACTTCGGACAAAGGGCATTGCCCTGAGACTGCTCGTTCTTTGTCAGGCGATATACCCTGTCCTTGTCCGTCCAGTACATTGCCCTGCGACTGCGCATGCTCGCAATCTGAGGGGCATTCAGGTCGCCTCCGGGGGCATTCTGGTCACCGCTTGCCTCTTCCAAATCCTCTTCTGTTTCACCAGCCTGCTGTGGCGCAATCTTCGGGCCTTCCTTCGACTGCTGGAGTGCCTCCGGGGCCAGCTTTTTCTGGAGTCTCTGCATAATGCTGAAGCCGCCTCCAACAGGCTTATCAATACCGTGAATCTTGGGGTCGCCGACGAACTGCGGGTCTTCCTTGGCTTCATCTTCAGTCAAGGCAGACCTGTCTCTAAGACTAATCAGTTCGCCGGTCTGTGCAAAAGGGCGCAAATCTGTCGCCTCTTTTGACAGGCTCGCCCTGCGAGATGCCGCCCGACCTTCTACCTCCACCCTCTCGGCAAGATAATGCGGGGAGTGCTGAACTTCATCCGGGTCATGCTGAGTCACCGACCCGTCACCCCAGTCCACAGAAACCTTGCAAATCTTTCTGTCAACGTCCACCACCCTGCCGATAAAGTCTATGCTTCCAGTGATAACCGACGTTACGACATCACCCTCCTTGAAGTTCGACAGTGCGGATTGAAGGTCGCTGGCAACCATAGTTCCACGCCTTGTTTTCATAGTCATTTCCTCCACAAACGGTGCTAATATCAAAGAATTATTACGTCAATTTATCTCCACCGGCCATTTCGGCTTGAATTTTTCGCTAACTTATCTCCACTGGCCATCCCTTTTTTGGCCTGAACTTTCTGTCCGTTATTGCCACATTCCTTATGTTCCTAATCGCAAAACCCTTGATGTGTCTCGCCTTCATATCGTAGGCGAAAAGCATCTTGCGCCTGCCCACCCTAAGCCGCCTGTACCGATACGAGTAGGGAGCCACGATGTACTTCTTGGTCTCGTTAGTCGTTATCTTCCGATAGGTCAGGACAACCTGAACCAGCCTCAGCGCCGCCTCACGAATGGCCAGCCGCTTGTTTCGAATGGCAAACATGGTGCCGCTCTTGGGCTTATACCCGACACGCTTGGCCTTCCTGCGGGGAGCCTTGGCCTCCTGCTCCTGAATGAAGGTGTCCTCCTTCTTCTTGATAGCCTCAAGCTCTTTCTTAATTGCATCTGCAAATGACGCCATTCTATGGTCTCCTGTACGTGCCTGTCACGGCACTCGTAATGCCGCTCCTGTTGGCCTCTGAGCCAATACCCTGATTGTAAATGTACTCCTCTTCGTCCAAGTCTCGCTGGTTCACCGTCTTTACTATGTCAGCCGGGTTGTCCGACCACGAGGCACAGGCAATGCCCATGTGGTCATCGTCTATGGGCTGAACCCTGAACGCACGACTGTCCAACCCTCTCCTGAACCAGTAAAGGGCCGGGCAGTAAGTTGCGTGCACACACGCACCACACCCTTGGCCCACTGGTCTGGGCGTCGCCTGAAGTTGAGGGTATGGGAACGAAAAATCCATTGTCACTCCTTTGGCACTGGTTCAAGCTCATCGAGTGCATCCTGTTGCTCAGCCGTCAGTGTCAGCCCCAGCCTCGTTATCTCGTTCGTAGCCTCGGTCAAGTCCTGCGTCTCCGATATGGTGTGCAGTGACCATGTTTCTCCATTCGCAAAAAACGGCACGACGGTAAGGTTCGTGCTGACATAGCATATGCGCCACGAATACTTTATCTGCGTCTTGGCAACGAGATTCGTGCCGACAGGATTCACCGGGGCGTTCGTCTGTGTGTTCGCAATCCTGTCTTCAATAGGCACAGGAGTTTCCGCACATACGAAGGCGGTCATCAATACCATTATCGTTATCAGTTTGTAGTTACAGTCCATCCTTTACCTACCAAGTTTGCTTTTGCCGCAAGCCCTGCCGCCCCCGGAGGAGCATTTCCACCAGATAAAACAGCGTTACCCCCTGTTGCCCCACTCGCATCCAAGTCAACAAGAACATTGTCAACCTCCCCAGAGGTGAGAGTGCCATAGAACTCCAAGTTCATTCCAGCAGGTCTAGTGTTGGAGAAAAATCCCCCGGTGCTGTTGTAGCTGACATCAGTGTTCACTACCGACAGTTGTATCAAATTGGTAACGCCATTAAAGACGCTCCAGTCGCCTGTCAGGAGGGAGTTATTCCAGAACATGATATCGGCGTTGACGGACGCATCTGGAAGTTGGAATATCCCCGACTCCAACCCCGTACATCCCTCAAATGTCCTTACCCAACTTGAGACGTTCGTACAGTCACTAAACAGATTCGCAGGAATCGCCCCAGTTATGGATGAACAGCCCCTAAAGAGCCTGCTGAAAGTTGTTACATTGGTACAGTTGACGAACATGTTTGAGCCTATGGATTCCAGACTGCTACAGTTCTGGAACATTGAATTGGCGAAAATCAACTTCGTAAGATTACTACACAGGCCTTCGGGGACAGCCCCGGTAAGTCCGCTACACCCGTCAAACACGTTGGCCAGAATCGTGACGTTCGTACAATCGTTGAATAGGCCAACAGGAATAGAGCTGGTCATTCCGGTGCAATCAGAAAAGGTAAACCATATCGTCCCCGCCGACACGCAGTTGTCAAACATGTTGGAACCCAAACCAGTCAGCCCTGAACAACCTCCGAATGTTGATTGAAAATCACCCGCACTGACACAATTACTAAAGAGTCCGTCAGGTAATGCCCCATCCAAGCCAGCGCAACCAAAAAAAGTCTGACGAAAAGTTGACGCACTCACACAGTCATCGAAAAGGCCCACTGGAAGAGAGCCGGTTATCGAGCTACAGCCATCGAACGTAGAGCGGAAATTGCTCGCACTCGTGGCATTGTCAAACAGCCCTGTAGGAATCGGGCCGTCCAAGTTACTGTCACCCTCGAATGTCAGAAAGAACGTGGTGACGTTCGACGCTCCCTCAAATAAATCCGCCGGGATGAACCCTGTCAAGCTGTTACAATCCTTGAACGTCCTTTCAAAAGAAGTCGCAGACGTACAGTTGAACAGATTAGAGGAGAGGCCCGTCACTCCTGTGCCGTTAAATGCGGCATTGAAACTACCGACCTTTGTGCAGTTTGCAAAAAGCCCTTCAGGCATAACACCCGTCAGACTGCCGCAAAACTGGAAAAGCTGAAAGCAGGTAGTGACGTTGGTGCAGTCATCGAACAGTCCGGCAGGAATGGAGTTCGTAAACCCGCAATTCCCAAACGTCCTGTAAAAGCTCGTATTCTTCGTGCAGTTGTCGAACAGGTTGGAACCAAGATGGGTCAGCCCACTGCACAAGTCGAACGTCTGATTAAAGGTCACGACCTCCGTAAGGTTGCTGAACAGCCCATCAGGAATAGCCCCGGTCATAAAACTGCACCCGGCAAACGTCCTGCTGAATGAAGTCGCATTCGTATTATTGCTGAAGAGGCCCGGTGGAAGGCTGTTAGTTATCTGACACGACTCAAAGGTTTCGAAGAAGGTGGTTGCCAGTGGACAGTTGTCGAACAGTCCGGCAGGAATAGACCTCAAGTTCGAACACCCGTTAAACGTCTGGTGAAAAGACGTGGCATTCGTAGCGGTATCGAAAAATCCATCTGGAATACTGGAAATGGAGACCCCTGCAAAGCTCAACTGGAATGAGTTCAGCCCGGTAATTCCCTGAATCGGAGACAGGAACGCTGTCACCTTGCCCGGATTGGTCTGGAACCGGAAACGTGCAACCTGCCCCCTCATGGTCAGCGTCCACACCCCGGCCCCCGAATAGGTGTGAAGGACAGGAGCAGAGGTGGTGTTGGTCGTAATGGTACCATCGCCCCAGTCAATTATGAGATTGACTGCAAAATCCAAATCTATGCCTATCTGGTCAGCACCCGTAGTGGTAATCTCGAAAGACGTGGCAACGGCTGTCTCATCTGTCCTCGTGAGCGCTTTGCTTCCGACCACCACGGCCTTGTTGTTGATAACCACAATTCTGGTGTTCGTCACGGTGAGCGCCTGAGCGTTCCAAGCGAACAAGAGTAAAAATATGTAGAGCAGTTTTTTCACTCACCACCCCTCATGGCTGTTTAATCAGGCGTGTAGTATCCGAGCACTGCGAACTTGAGGCTTGTCCATGTTCCTGCCGATAAGTTGTACTGAATCGTCCTGTTGGCGTCCACGTCTATGATGAAGTCAGGAAAGTTGTTCTGACCGTTCGGCGTCGTGGGCCTGCGCTCGTTCACGCCGCCTGTCGTGCCCTTCTCCCTGAACTTGGCAACCATAGCCGCACCGCCAGCCTGAACGTTGAGCCGAACATACACCGACTCCGTCCCATCTGGCACCTCGTTGGTCAGCGGCAGGTCACGCCAAGTGCCATCAGTTGTGAAGTCCGGCTTTACAAAGTCCCACGCTCCGAGGTCTCCACGGCTGACGTACTTCAACTTCTCCTTCATCGTGGCGACATCATCCTGCGACATGACTTCGCTTCCGACATGTAATGAGTTGCTGGAGATGTAGACCTCCTTGATGGGGTTATCCGGCTTGCCTATTGTCATGTTCGTGGTGATGGGGTTGATAACATCCGCAACATCAATCTCGTGCATGATATAGGTATTGTCGTTCGTCCCCGGCTGAATATCCCACCCCTCCACCTTTACCCATATAAGCCTTACGCCATTGTTGGTGGTGGATTGACGAAGTCGAACGTAGTAGTCATCCGCCAAGGCCGCACCGCTCAACATGAGCATTATCGCTATCACAAACAATCCGTATCTTTTCATGTCATGTCTCCTAAAATTGCGGTTCATGCTTCCACCTGAACACACCATCCTTAACCGTCTCGATATGACCGTCGTAATCATCCCGAGCATCGCCCGTCATCCTTCTCAACTCCGCTTGGAACAGCACACCCGCTTCCACGGTGAGATTCGTGAAAACGAGCGGAGTGGTCTCATTCTGGGTAGTGCCGTAGAGAACGACATTCGTGACGGACTGGTCTACCGACTTCGTCGTCAGTTCGCCGTCAGCAACAAGGCGTATGTCCAGCCTCCACACAGCCGTCGTTACAGCACCGCCCGCCGGGTCACCCACTCTCGCATCAAAACGTATGCTGTGGGTGATATTTGTATCTATGCCCTCCGGCACCTCGAAGGCGAACCACGATGCACGCTCCGCCGTGTCAATGAACTCGAAGCAGTCCCAGTAATCCCTCTCAATATCAGACGGGGCATCTGTCGAACTATACATCGGAAAAACAGTGGCTTGCTCATCCTGAACGATTGTATTGAGGTCGCTCAACAACGCCAGTGTTCCGTTCGTGTTCGGCATCTTGTACGTCCTGCTGGTAGCCGTCGAAATCAGCGACGCATCAAAGAAACCCAACTTCGTCGGGTCAGCATCATCGTAGATGTTGAACAGCGTATCTTGGAACGCCACCTGAGAGATTCCAGAACCGGCCCCGCCACCCGACGTGGCATTGATAGCGAACCCACGGAAATCTTGGTTGCCGCCAGAAACGAGGGTATAACTACCCGCCGCATTTTGAATAACGACACGGGCGATGCTGAATCCACCTCCCCTCAACCCCTGTGGAAGAAAGTTCACATCGTAGTTGGAGGAATCTGCCAATGCGTTGGCATCGGCTGTATATGTGCCCCTCGGCAGAGTGCAGTAAAGCCTGCTAACGCCATCATCTCCAGATGCGGCAAAACCGTAAATGTGAACACCGAATCGCCGTCCATTTCCAATAGAAGTTCCATCCTCAATTTTGGTTATCTGGTTGAAGTTGGTAATCGTACGGTACGGCGTATCCGGGTCGTTAATAACCACAATCTCAGCCGGGTCGCTGAACGAAGGAAACGTCTGTCTGTGCATCTGGTAGACAATACCAGATGTATTCGCCCACGTTACGTTGCCACCCGCATCATCTGTAACGGTGAAGTCCACACCGCTGAAATAACTTGCAGGCTCCTGCCTTATGCGCTCACGGTCGTATGCGATTGCACTTCTACCATCATGTGCCACAGCCTCCGTAGTCCTCTGAAGTGCCGTTGGGCCATTCGTAAGAGTGTGTCCTGCGCTCTGGAGGTACGCACGAGCCATCCATGCAAACTCGCCTGAAGGAATGGTGGTCGAGTTCGTCAAGACAGCCGAAGAGCCACTTCCTGCCACCACGTAGACGTAGTTGAGTACCGGGTTGGTGTCCGTGCCAGTCGTGAGAGCGCCTGACCGTGCCCGACCTCCAATACCACCGCCGGTAGTGCAATCAAGCGTGTAGAATGAGCCGCCGAACATGTAGGTCATGTCTCCGCCGCCAATCAACTCGGTCTCGCAATAGACTGTCCCAGCAACGTTGGTGATATAAAGAGCCTGCTTCTGGACACTCAGACCATCCGTAAGATTGGTCGTAGACCCAAACACGCTCTGGTCGAACGGGTTGTTCGTGGACGTCGCCACGTAGTTCGTGAGAACATCCCAGTTGACAATCTCGTAACCACTTGTGGCTGTACTGTAAACAAGCCACTGGGCATTGGTGAGATAGCCGTTGCCGATTGTAGCGCCGCCCTGAAATGCCAGCGAATTGTTTGCAATTCCGGTAATGCTGAATCCATTCATGTTCAGGTTGGTCGAAGCCGTTGCGCCCACGCTCATAACCGAAGCAAGACTCGGCACGCCTGCACTCTGAACATAGTTCGTCATTGTTTGCCAGTTGACAACCATTGTAGTCCCTGTAGCGGCCACAGACTCAGTTGAACCACTCATGGCAAGATTGGTGGCCACGCCATTCAGGATGTCCACCTTCAAGTCTATCTGAGCCTGCAAGGCGTTACTCACGGCGGTATCAGCCGCCGTGTAAGCCGCAGTCAGGGCATTGGAAAGTGCTGTGTCTGCCGATGTGTAGGCAGTCGTGAGCGCATTCGACAATGCCGTGTCTGCCGCTATGTATGCCGTTGTAAGAGCGTTGCTCAGAGCCGTATCAGCATTTTGATACCCTGTGGTCAGGGTGTTGCTTAAAGCCGCATCAGCGTTCTGATAGGCAGTGGTCAACGCATTACTCAAAGCCAAATCAAGGGCATCTACTTCTGCCTTGGTGTAGACATTCGTAAGGCCAGATGAAGCCGTTACCCAGTTCGTCATAACTTTCCATGAAACAATCTGATTCCCTTGCGTAGCAACAGCGGCATTATTCATCTCAGGCACAAGATTCACCGAATCTATAAATGAGCCGCCCTCCATATCTAAAGTGCCAGTGCCCATATTTATATCGCCAGATTCCATGTCTATACCATTGCCGTCAAATCGAATATCGTTATTGAACAAAATCTGTTGCGTAAACTTTATCGTTGTCGTGTTCGTGGCAGGAGGCAGAGCCGGAGTGATGGCAAAGTAGTTCGTCATCGTCTGCCAGTTGACTACCCAGTTATCAGATTGTGGGCTGTTCGTTGTCCAGAATCCTTCACCCGCTGTTATCGTCTCATCGCCGTGGGATACTTGACCGTCACCCGCCACGATAGCCCTATTGTGAGTAACAGTTGTCGCTCCCATGCCCAGCGATTCGTTCCCCGTCATGCGATTGGTTTCCCCAGAAGTCAGATAAAACAACTGGATAGAACTGTCTCCATTCTGGTTTATAGCAGTTCCGCCAGCCTCGGCATATCCTAACTGCATAACAGAAACGGGGCTATTCGTAATGATGAAGTGACCCCCACCTCCCCCCGACAATCCTCTCTGAATACTACCATGAGAAGCAGTGCTCATATACCAACGACTACCAGTACCCGCAATGTATCCAATCTGCTCCGAGCCGTTATTGACGCCATCCATAATCATCTGACCATTGCCGGAAATGGTACCCCGCTGGTGAGAACCCTTACTGTTACTGCCCATTGTCACAGTTCCAGCACCCGACCCAGTCATGTGAACATTCTGGATTGAACCGTAGTTATTTGTCGGCATCGTAAATGTTGGCGACCCGAATAGAACCGTCGGTGGAATGTAAGACGCATCCCCATGATAAAGAACGCCTTCAAACTTATTGCTGTTCGAGAACACGTTGTACTGGCTCTTGAACGCCACGTCGGACAAAGCCGCACTTGTCAAGTACCCCTGATTTGTCATGGTCTGCCAGTTGACAACATCTGTGCCGCTACTGGCGGTCACGCTCTCAGTCGAGCCATTCATGGCAAGATTGGTTGCCACGCCGTTGAGGATATCCACCTTCGCATCCAAGGCGTTCTGAAGGTCGGTCTGGTTAGCCAGCGTTCCAGCAATATTGCCCCAGTTAACAACTGCGAGGTCGCTCCTGCTATCCTGAATAATCCTCCACTCCTCAATATTATCACACCGAATAGCCTGAAGCGTGAAGCCGCTGTTGGCAATTGATATAGTCTGCGTAGTGCTCGCATACTCCACAACACCTGTGCCCGGCCCATCCAGATTGAAACGCATGATGTCACCGTTCTTGGCATTCGTGATACTGCCAAGAGATGCTGTAAGCGTCTGCGACGAATTGGTCGTGTAGAAAATATACGTACCTGCCGCAGTAGCGTCAACCACGATGTT